GGTTTTCGCAGGGGTTTTCGCAGGGGTTTTCGCAGGGGTTTTCGCAGGGGTTTTCGCAGGGGTTTTCACAGGGGTTTTCATACGTGTTGACCGTCGAACTGTCCTTGATTGGTTATTTACACGGGGCACTGAGCTTACATTCGTGGTAGTCTTATTATTGAGTTTAGGTGAATTTGCACTTACTGGTATACGTTTACTAGCAGCCTTTCTTTTTATGGCATTAACCAGCACCCGTTTTTGACCCGGTGGTCGGGGAGTCTTACCCATGGGATCTTTTACAAGTTTGAGCAAGGCAGGCAACACCGCGCCAGCCTTTTTGCTTCGAGAAGGTTTTCCTAATTTCCCTCTTAACGATGCAGGATTTTTATCTGTCGTCCTAAACACCGGCGGTGTAAACCTTTTTAATCTATTTCCATTCAGTGCCTTAACTGAACGCAAACGAGCAAGGGATTGAGCATCCAAAAATTTAGTGTTATTCGCATTAGCTTTCATGCGGATATTGTTTGCAGCTCCCATCGCGGCGGTCATGAGAGGGGTGGGAGTGGGTTGAGTATTCGCCTTTCGTATATTTTTAGCACGCTTTGCAGGGGGGGACGTGATACCCGCGTTCGAGTTGGAGTTCATACCCGAGTTTGAGTTCGAGTTCATAACATTTAACGTAGTTGTAGGTGAAAAATTACGCGATCTCTTCCGCGTACTAGGTCGGACTGACATCTATTATCACCTGATATTTTAAATTAATACGGTGTATAGGCCTCTACCTCTTCTTCCCGTTCTGGTTCTGGTTCTGGTTCTGGTTCTTCTGGTACGGCAATCTCCAATTCTTCCATCTCAGGGACTGATATTCTTGCCACTGGTTTTTCGTATACGACGTCTTGTTTCGTATTATTGAAAAAAGGCAATTTAATAACTCCAAAGTATGATAGAGTGCCGAATATTACGAGTATAGTCAGAATAAATACGACGATAACGTTTCGTCTGTTCATTGTATTATAAGATACATATTATTTTATTCTTTGATTATAATATATGAAGGTCATACTTAAGAAAAGCCCAAATCCTAAAAAGAAATTTAGGGTCGTGTTCGATAATGACAGGCATGTAGATTTCGGTGGAAAAGGATATTCCGATTATACTATTCATAAAGATCCATCACGTATGAAAAGATATCTCGCGCGTCATGGGCGTATGGGTGAAACATGGACTAAAAATGGTATTAAGACAGCTGGATTTTGGTCTAGGTGGCTCCTATGGAGTAAACCATCTATGAATGAAGCCAAAAAACTTATCACACGGCGATATGGTGTACTATTTGTCTAAAAGAAGTTATCAGTTCTATACATTTTCGCTTGATACGGTGAAGCTTTGCCGAGTACATTTACATCCTCGTTACCGTATATTTCTTTACATCCCATGTCATCCATACAATCCCTCCCTTCAACTGTCACGGGGATCGAATATATTTGTTGACCGGGTGTAGATGTGTAATAGTGATATTGATCTCTACGCCCATTAACTTCCTTACCGTACAAGGGGAGTGTTTCATCGTTTTCACCCAAAAGTACACCCATTTGCTGAACATGTCCTGGTTTATAGTCCTTTATAGGTGGGTCTCTAAACTCTGGCTGTCGTCTGCGCACTGGCATTCTTTCGCGGATAGGCTGTAAAGATGGAACCTGGAAGGGAACTCTTACAACTTCACGGGGTCTTGTTACGAGATATACAATTAGACCCATCAGAACAATAATAATAATAAACCCGGTCGTATTCGCGTTTTTACGCTTCATTTATATATCATGGGAAAATATTTCAGGTTCCTATCTTAAACTACAACACTATTCACGTTGAAAATAATATGTATATGTTAATATGGATAAGGACAAGAAAGCACGCTCAAAAAATAAATTCATGTGGTCCCCTCAGCAAGAACAGATATTGAAAACATGGGGAGAAGCGTCGGCGTGTTATCGATACATGCACAATCACGCGTTTTTAATTTATAAAAAACAAAATATGCATTTTTCACTCCCTGTAATCATTCTTTCTACGGTGACGGGTACTGCAAACTTTGCCCAAAGTTCGTTACCTACAAGTATAAGAGGCGTGGCACCGGCTATGATCGGTGGGTTGAATTTAATTGCAGGTATAATCGCGACTGTCATGCAGTTTCTCAAAATAAGTGAGATGATGGAAGGGAACAGAGTTGCGTCACTTCAGTACGGTAAACTTTCAAGGACAATTCGTCTAGAGTTAACACTCCCATTAGAAGAACGGTCATGTGATGGATCGACTATGATAGATACGTGTCGTGCTGAATATGACAAACTTATAGAGCAATCTCCGCCGATTCCATACTTCGTGATTCAAGCGTTTGAAAAACAATTCCCTGATGATAATGGAATTTTCAAACCAGAAATCATGCACATTCAACCGATTGATATGTTTATAAGTGAAGACGAAATGAGTAACGAATTGAAAAAAGATTTGAATGCAATTCGAAATAAAAGTGGTGGGCCTGAATTAAACGACATTGTTATAAAATCTTAGAAAGACGTCGCGTGATATATGCAACCATTATGAATAGTATTAGATTAAAGACACCAATACAAATTAAATAAGGAAGGACCCTCTTTTTAACAGGTTCAATTATTCTTGTTTGAATTGTATCACTCTCCAAAAAAATATCTAAAGCCTGATCAGTGAGTTCATCAGTCATGGACTCTTTCATTAAAATAATACCACAAAAAAAGATTAGACCACAAACGCTTCACACCCCGGAAATCACATTATTACAAAAATATATATCTGAAGGTCATAATGTATTCATATGTGGATCCATAGGGTGTGGTAAAAGTTTCATAGTTGATTATGCGCTAGACCATAGTAATACTATAGAATTGCAGTCTGAGTTATTTCAAAAAAAAAGTAATTTTATGCACCTTGTCGGGAACACAACATCTCACATTTTTATAGATGGATACGACCCATCTATACATGGACATAAACAAGTCATAGATCGCGTTTCTGAGAATAAAGAAAAACTCACTAAAGGGTCTGTTATAGTGACGTCTACATCAATACACATGCTTCCAAATTTCAAGCTCATTATAGTACCCCGAAAATCACCGGATGCAATATTATCATTAGCATGCGATACAGTAGGAGCTCGAATAGCGGCCGAAAAATGCGAGGGAAACATACGGAACTTCTTTGACTATTTAGACTTTTCACATGTAAAGGACGTTTTCAAAACATCTAAAGATGTTATCATAGATATTTTATCACATAAAGGAGATTTCGACACATCTCAAACAGTGCACGAACACGGACACGTGTGTGATGTTATATTCACTAATTATCTAGGTTCAAAAAACTGTAATATGACTAATATAATTGAAGGATTATCACAGACTGATATATATGATACACAAATGTACAAGGGTGATTGGAGCTGTATGCCATTCTATATCACATGTGGCATGGCTATACCAAAATTAAATATGGGTGAACCAATACCTACAGATAATATACAACCAGGTAGTATATGGACCAAATATGGCAATTTCAAAATGCGTCAAAATAGACTTCGTACTATCCAAACAAGGTGTGCAACAAAAATTGGCATGGACGAACTTAATCTTTTAAGACAATATGCGGTGGCAGGTAACATAGAGGCTTTAATAGAATATAAGCTCGAACCTCTAGATTTTGATATGATGAATCATTTAGCGGTCGGCAATAAACTAAAACCAACTGAAGTTACAAAAGTTAAAAAGAAAATGCGTGTATTATTAAATGAGTAGTACCGATAGTGATGTCGATGTAGAAGAACATGATGTCGTACGTGTAAATGGTTGTGATATTTATTACTACGGTGAAGTCGAAACGGAAAGTACACTCGAATTCCTAGATGAGTTTAAAAAGCTCGAGGTGGACTTACTCAAAAAGGCTGTTGAACTACCAGGTTACAAGCCTACCATACGTGTTCATGTACATAGTGATGGTGGTGATGTTTTTTCAGGTCTGAGTATAATGGATACATTGAAATCGTCGCGCGTGGATGTCGTCACGATCGCAGAGGGTACGTGTTGCAGTGCTGCTACATTCATATTATTGGGTGGAGGGGAGAGACTCATGGGAAAGCATTCATTTATTCTCATTCATCAATTGTCTTCGGGATTCTTCGGTAAATATAGTGAATTGAGAGATGAAATGAAGACATGTAAAAAAATTATGTCAAAAATCAAGACTTTATACACTAATGAGACGACGATCCCAGAAAAAAAACTGTCACAGTTCATGAAGCGTGATATATATCTCGGATATGACGAGTGTCTCAAGTACGGGATCGTTGACGGGTATTTTTAACCGTGATATATCTCCTGTACAAAACTATCACACCTAATATAATAAATGCCATACTAATTGTATTCATATTCACTGGTATATTCGATAGCGGAGGAGGCTTAAGTCGATCCATTTTTTCGTAATTTACCACGGGAATCATTCTACTAATATGAACACAATTTTTACTACCGATAAAAACGGCAAGACGCGTTACATCGACATCCGCGTCGAAGAACGTGGTGAATGCTGGTGTATTATTAAAGCATCTGGACAAGTTGGAGGAAAGGAATCCATTTCCATAACGGAAGTCCCACTTGGTTATGAAAGTGCTATGAAACGTGCTAAGACGGTGTGGAAAAATATAAATATAAAGGCCACTACAATTCTCCCCATGCTCGCAAACAAATGGGGGGATCGGGAGAAATATATTTCCGAACCATTCTACGTACAACCCAAAATTGATGGAGTTCGTCTACTCGTATCAAACAAAGGGGGTATTTCCAGGACGGGTAAACTCGTTCCTGGGACTGAAAGCCTGGGCAAGGGGTTGGAAGAAGGACAATACCTCGACGGGGAATGTTATGATCATACTCTGACATTCGAAGAAATCACAAGTCTTTTCAAAACAGATCCCATGAAACTAAAATTCTGTGTGTTTGATTATTTTGATATGAATAAACTTGACATGCCATTTGAAGAACGTATGAAATTCGTGACAGTTGACACGAAACTCCTTCAAAAGAAGAGACAACTTCCAATTGCACACAAGAAATACGTGCAACAGGGGTATGAAGGAACCATGATCCGTGACCGTATGAGTATCTATGAAGTTGGACAGAGAAGTAATTATTTACTCAAACATAAGGATTTCCAAACCGAGGAGTACGAAATCATTGGAGCAACAACGGGTCATGGAAGGGATGCAAAAGCCGTTGTTTGGAAATGTAAAACAGAGTCTGGTACTGTTTTTAATGCCCGCCCAGAGGGAACAATTGAAAGTCGCGAAGATAAATATACGAGGCGGGATGAATTCATGGGAAAGATGTTAACAGTCCGGTTTCAGAATTTAACAAATACCGGAGTACCCAGATTCCCCATCGGATTAGTAGTTAGAGATTACGAGTGATAGATAGTAAATGAACCGCGTTGCAATTGATATCGATGAAGTTTTAGTACCTTTAGTACGCCCCATGGCGAAGTGGGCTAAATTGAACATGCCGTCAAGTAAGAGATACTCATATGTCTATCGTGACATGTTCAATATAACCGAAACACAATCACAAAAAATGGTGAAAGATTTTTATAAAGCAGACGAATTTATGTTATTACAACCAACTATTGGGTCACAACCCATACTTCGTCTATTACGCCCGGGTATCAGTAAAATCTATGCAGTCACGGGTCGTCAAGATTGTGTCAGGCAAAAGACGGAAGACTGGTTACAATTTCATTTTCCTAATATTTTTGATGATGTTATTTTAACGAACAGTTATACGGAATTAGAAGTTCCAAAAGCTGACATTTGTAATAGTCTAAAACTGGATACGATTATCGACGATAATTACGGAATATGCGAATCTTGTCAAAATAATGGAATTGCTGCTATACATTTTGGTGGGAGTGACGGAGTGTTGTATCCATGGTGTTCGGAATATGATAACACAATATTGAGCTGGAATGAATTATACAATTCGTATGAAGACGGTGACTATGATACATGTATTAAAGTAACGAGTTGTTTATAAACATATATGCTAGTTGCAGTGTGTACTCAAATACCTATACATTCGAATACCGATATCAGCATTCAAAGACCGAAAAAACGGCGTCACTGGCGTAATCATATAAACAGAGAAGATTCCCGTGAAGAAATGATGAGTCGTATAGTCGATGATAAAAATACACAAATTGAAAAATTACAGAAAGAAAATCAAGAGTATAAACGTGTCAATTATAACCTGGAGATAATTGCAATGTGGAACCTCTGCGTGATGCATTCATATATACGTGACACTGAACAGATTAATGACTTTCTTGAAGATAAAGCGATCGACGATATAGATACTAAATAATATTTTTGTTGTAATTCCTAATATATTCTACTTTAATTTGATCACCTTTCGTTTCTCTTCAACTTTCTTAGCATACTCCTTCATTCCCCGTTTATCTATGGGTGTATATCTTGTTAATGCATTTAAACGTAAACTTAATACCGGAGTGATACATGTCTTTCGTTTCTCTGAATATTTAAGTGTGGTTCTCTTATGCACCCCTGACATACTTTATACAAATAAAATATAACCTAAGTTAAAAATATATAAATATATTTATATACAAATGTTTTCTAAAGCCCAGCCATTATATCAAAAGCATTATACTCCTAGAATTATTAAAAAACATATTCGTAATAAAACCATCTACGCGAATAGATATAATTTCAATGACAAGAATAGTAAATCATTAAGTGAAGTGTATACTAGTAAGTTGTTACATATTATCACCTTTCACGGAGACGACGGAGACGACGGAGTTTACGCGATCAAAGAAACCACGGATACTATTCCTATAGACCATATTCTCGCATTTCGAACATTCGACGAAGCGTTTAGATACAAAACTTTACTCGAAGCTGAAACAGAATTTAGACCATATATTCAGTTTACAACGAAATATGAACTGACTCACGTGTGTGCAGTGGGAAATTATAGCTGCCGTGTTATTAATTTAAATGCTCTCATTATCCCTCCAACGAAAGTGATTGACATTACCGATTGGGAACGTCGCGATGCTTTGATTCGAGGTAAATGGAGTGTTTTGAAAGAAGAGATTGAAGATTGTTAGATAAATATGGCTCCGCCGTGATTTTCTGTAACGACGATGAATTTAATTTTAATATCGGGGTGGTCACGTTTAATAAGTTTTATCATCAGTTTGGCGTATGCGTGAGCCTCTTCTATATCTAGGCTAGGGGGTACAGGAATGTATGATCTCACCGATTTTTTTAAAAATGTATAAGACCATGTAGGTATAACTTTTTTCCCTACGATAAAAGATGAAAGATTGACACTTTTAGTACTCCGTTTGTTTTTAATAAATTTATCTATTGAAGAACCCTGTGTAACCTGAATGCTTCCCATGTATGTTAAATTATTCACATCAGTTGGTAAAAATTTATATACTCGAGATATATCATATCCCTTATCCAATGCAGACTTACGCTTTTTATAAGCATTTAACATCGAAATCGTTCCCGGGCGATCGTTTTTATATTTCTTCATTATCCGTGTAGACACACTGGATAATTCGTTCATGTTTGTAGTATTCGTAATTTTGTTCCGATTTTTATCTCTATTACGATTCATCTAATATCACATAACATTTTTTTTACATTTGTGTAATGTTAGATCGCATGTACTTTTGAATGACCTCCTGTATGATGAATCAATTGATCGGGGGTATTAAAAACATTTCCACAAAGCTCACACGACGCGAGTATTATTCTGTTCAAATTTATAATTTTACGTTTGCGCATTCTGATACATTCACAAATCATGTACAACGCGGCTTAATATATGTATTAAAATATTCTATATATGTCTTTCAAATATAATATATTCCGGATACATTTTTCTCACTATATTTCTATGTTTCATGTAAATGGTAAGTTTTTCGTAATTTGAGAGGTGTTCTGTTAATAAATCGATTTTTTTCTGATCGTGATTAACCTCTAATTCTACACGGAATCCTCGAGTACGTTCGGGGTGTAAATCTTCTAGTATGTTCCAGGTTTCGTCCCTAGACCTACGCACGCCTTCGGGTAAGAGTAGATCTTCTCTTAATGTAACCGCAGAATATCTACGTACGTGTTTGTGTAGCGTGCTAATACGTCTTATTATACTCATTAACTAACATATATACCATCCTTTAAAGTATGTTAATCATTTTTTTTATACACGTATATTAACATGATAGTGACAATTATATTACTATGCGTCATTTTATACTTACTCATGAAACCAAATAGGGTACGAGTACTAGATTTCAATTGTTTCATGCTCACGGTTCCAAAATCACGTAAACGGCAGGCGACATTCTTTAAACATCATGATACAGAGATACCAATTGAAGTCATATATGGTCATGATACGACCACACTTGAAGGTTTAACAAAGTTTAAACATTTAATGGATCCAGTATATTATGATCAAGCGCTTAGAATGTACTATGACAATTCTATTAAACGCCCTAATATTACGTATATGAACGCGGGGGCTGTAGGGTGTTATATGGGGCATATGGAATTTTACAAACGATGTTTCAAACAAAATTTAAAGTATGCGGTTATATTTGAAGATAACGCGATTGTAAAAAGTCCGGAGTTGTATACCCAAATACAAGATGTAATAGATACGATGGGAGATGATTTTGAAATGTGTTTTTTTCATTGTCTATCTCGCTTACCTGATAAAGAAAAAAATGGTATAGAACGCGTAAAATGGATATCAAGTACGAAATGCTATTTAATTAACGTGGATAATATGAGACAATATTATAAATACTTTTTTCCAATAGATAATCATGTAGACATGAAACACGAAGATATAATCGCACAAGGTGCGCGAGTATATTATAAAGATCTACGCATGTATTTAAAAATTGATGGATCTGGACCAAGTACTATAGGCCACTCAGATTGGGGTGATAAAACGCATTTTTCGCGTCAATATCCGGAATTATCTGTTAGTAATCTGAAAATGGGGTATTAAACACGGTCGTCGCCTTCTATACTTTTTCTATTAATTTTAGTAAACGCACCCAACCACCGATTTACAGCGCTAACTGAATTAGTAACTGATCCCGTGTCGTCGGCAACAAGTATACTCAACCCATTACACACGTCGGGTTTATTTTCTTTATGTGGAAACTGCTTTAGAAATGCATGAATACTCTCTGCCGGGATATCGGGGGAGTCGTCGAGTAATCTATCATAATCTTCACGACATTTCATTACAAATTCTACTACATCCGCGCGATGTTTCACATCTAACGAGAGTTCCATATCTATATTTCTATAAAATTTAGACCACTGTATACACATAGTAGAATGTCCCTCAGACAGACTCAAACTTTGACTAAATTTACTTATGGATGTCAGTATCCCCCCCATAACGTTTAAAAATGCAAAAAAGTATTGAACAATAATAATACGTGTACGATTTTCATCGCTCAAATCATTATTCCCACTCGGGTTAAGTACTGCAAACCCACCAACACCTGTTATACTCGCTATAATAATACTTGGATAGGCTAAATAATCATTCGTTTTCTTGAACGACAGTCTCGCATGATTATGTAACCATCTATACCCGGCAGCCTTTTCTGCCCATTTTATTAATAATTTCTCTTGTTTATCACACCAAGTACAACCACGGGGCGCATCCGATTCACCCATCTATACATTACAATACCCCGAGATTATTCTTGATGGTCTCTGCTGACTGCCTCGCCAGTTTATCAACTTCCTCATTTTTAGGATTTCCATTATGCGCTTTGACCCATCTCCATTCAACGAGTTTCAATTTATTACGCACTTCATCGATTGCAACCCACAATACCTTATTTTTTACCGCACTCCCGGTAGCTGTTTTCCACCCATTCCGTTTCCAATTTATAATCCACGATGTAATACCATTTTTAACGTAGTTACTGTCAGTGAACACCCGAACTTCGAGAATATTTCTCGTCAAACACTCTTCAAGCGCTTTTAAAATTGCCGTCATCTCCATAATATTATTTGTCGTGTTAACCTGTCCACCAGATAGTTTAAAGCCACCACTAACCACACCCCAACCACCACATCCAGGATTCCCGAGACAGCTTCCATCAGTGTAGACCTCATACATATTCATTTAACGTGCTTCTCTTTTATATCACTGTACGTTGAAGCTTTCTCAGGAGTTTTACATATAGTATCCCCGCAGTGATCTCGATTCTGATAGATGGAGTTTATAGAAGTTGAAATTTCGTTACACGACTTCAACGACCACCGTCCCAATACAGGTTTATCAACTTTAAATAGTAATTCAAATAATCTCTTAATCATTATCTATATCTAGAGGGGTGTATTTAATTGTGTTTTGGGGCCTGAAAAAACCATTAAATGGACAAAATTCACAACGTTTGTGACGTATCGCACAATCTATTGCATTAGCATTTTTCATACATGGCTTTTTCGTGACACTTTTTCGCTGTTTGTATGTCCGTCGTCGGAGAATAGAAAATTGTAAAATACTTTGACATAAAACTAGCATGTATTATTGTAAAGAATTTATCTTTTAAGATAGATCTAGAAGAGTTCATCTTCAACTTCCATTTTAAGTTTGCAGTCACCTTTCGGGTAAGCCACACATAACATGGTATACCCCCTCGTCATTTGATGTTCATCAAGAAAGGATTGTTCATCCTGGCTTACATGACCCCATACTAATCTCGCCACACACGCGGAACACGAACCTTTGCGACACGAATAGGGGAGGTTGAGACCTTGTTCTTCCGCTGCATCTAGAATGTACGTTTCATCATCACAATCAAAGGTTTCATCACCACCGGGTGTAATGAGGATAATTTTATAATTTGCACGGACAGCTACACGAGACTTCTTCTTGATAATACGAGTTCGTGGTACGAGCGGTGGTCTAACATGACAAGTGGCAAGGGTAGACATAATATTTTAATATAAATAATATTTTTTAAATAACATTAATTGTGTATTTAAAAGATGACCCTCATAACAACACTGTGGTGGTAGCATCTGCACCTGGGTTATTCAATCTCCATACGCCACGCTCTTCTTCTTCTTCATGGTCGATAACTCTCCCCAACTCTCCTAAACTCTCCTTCTCACTCTCAAGTTCCACCAATTTCGTCTCTAAAGCAACC